TACTGCAAGTTACACTCTTTTACCACTACAGGCATATGGATCATACTTCCTTGACATTGGTGTTTCTGGTTACTGGGAAGACTATCTGCCTCTTTCATATTTTGCACAATTTGTCACAAATGATGTTGGCAATAAATATTATGACCTAGACTTTTTACAGTTTAATATTGGGTATCCATCACCCACAAAACTAGCGGAATATGAAACAACTAGTTCTTGGACATATCAAGAACTATTACAAGAATACTCACACCCAGTACAAAGAACATATTTACAATTAGATAACAACCTGTTTACTGGCTGGAATAACTATGAAGATATGTCCCAAAGAGCAGAGAAGTATTATGAGTATGATACATCAGATGCATCTATTAGAAGTTATATAACTTTTCAGTATATTGCAACAGGAGCAAATGCTCCACAGTCAGACTTTACAACGGTGCTTCCAGCAAAAGAGGGAGCAATTATTGACATGGATGAGTATCCAGATTGGCTGTCAACAAAGTTTGAGGTGGTAGACAATACTTTAATTTATCCAACAAAGACTGTTGACTTTAATGACCTTGCTTTGGTATACCACCTTGATTTTAATATTCGTGGTATTTTGAAAAAGCCTATTCAGTTAAGAAGGTTAGAACTTGCATCACAGGCATTTAATGATAACTCATTTAATCCAGTCGGAACTAGATTTGGTATTAACATGTTCCCATATACAAGGTCTGGATTGTATTATGACTATAAGGCAAAAAACCCATTTAGTATTTATAAAGGAAGCACCCCATATCTATATCTAAATAGAACTTCTGGCGTAGAGGTACGTGGAAGTTTTGACCCATTCGTAAGTCGTGGAATGTCGATTCCAGTTAATCAAAACGTTGCAGACAATTATCGTATTAGTGCCGCCCAAGTTTGGATGCGCTATGACCAAGATGCATTTCCTATTACACCAACAGAAATTTTTGAAATAGAATATAAAGCAGACACAATTAAGTTTTACATGGTTGCAGATAATCCAGAGGGCACAAGAGCAAGAATATATGCTATGAGTCAAGCAACAAACAGTTTATACAATGGTATGTCTTATTTTTTAAATGGGTCAATTGTAAGAGAGCCAGTACTAACAATTAAAGAGTGGGGAGTTCTTGGAATTGCCTTTGCAAGCGCCTTAAGTTTTGATCTATTCCTTGGCGCTATTAATTTAACTGGACCTCTTGTATTTAACAACATTGCTTTCTATCAGGCAAATAGCCTTCAACAAGTCCAGAGCAACTTGCTCAGACCATGGCTTAAGGTGGAAACTGATGGATTTACAAGTTTTGATTGGGAATATTGGCTTAATAGTTTTAATTGGGAAGGCGTTCTTGTTATTTCTGGATCAGATCTATACGGAGTTCTTCCTTCTGACGTTTATAAGACGTATATTGGAACAAATAAGATTATTATTGACGATCAAGAGGGCATGGTGTTCGATGCAGAAAAACTTAAGGTATATAATGACACAGTCTGGACTATTAGACTTGGAACACCAGTCTAATCTGGTATACTTTAGTACATGAATCCATTAATTAGTCCAAAAACTGGTAAGCCTATTGTAGGAAATGTACGTCGTCAGGTCATTGAAAAGAAATATAACTGGGGACTGTATGTTTATAAGAAGTCAGACGGTAAATGGTTTACCGATGGAGAGGGCAATGTATTAAACATTGAGTCTACTCGTGGAGATATTGCACAAATTACTAAACTAAAGAATGCAGCAAAGTATTATGGTGATGATGGAGACGGAGAAGTAGTCTTTGTTCCTGGACTTACTAGAATTAGCGAAGAAGAGCATTCAGAACAAATCGATAGAATGAAGCAGGGACTTATTCCATCAATGAACGATCTTGGTGCTTGGAAAGCCGCACAAGACACAATGAACAAACACGGAAGAGATGCGTACGAAGCATGAGCGAAGATTACGATTACATTCAAGCAAGTATTAGAACTCAAGAAGAGTCTGAAAATCTTTTCAAGTCACAAGATCCATTTGGAAAAGACTGGACAATATTAAAAGATTATGTTGGTATTGATCAAAACTTCAAGCGCAGAACCTCAAGAACAGTTTCTAAAGCAACATATGCATACAATACAGTAGAGCCTTCAACACAATATCTAAATTCTGCAAATGCAGTTCCTGCTGGAGATGGTGCAGAATCAAAACAAATTAATCCTGGAACGGTATACAGAAATGGATACGGTCTATTTGATGTAATTACACCACCATACAACATGTACGAGTTAGCAAGTTACTATGATACATCTTTTGCAAATCATGCTGCCATTGATGCAAAGGTAGAAAACGTTGTTGGTCTTGGATACCGCTTTGATATTACAGATAGAACAATGTTACGTTTTGAGACAAATGATGATCAGGGTGCTGTAGATCGTGCACGTCGCAGAATTGAAAGAATGAAACTTGAAATGCGTGAGTGGGTAGAGTCTCTTAATGATGATGACTCATTTACAACAAGCATGGAAAAAGTTTATACAGATCTTCAGGCAACTGGAAATGGATTTTTAGAAGTTGGTAGAACAGTAACTGGAGAAATTGGATATATTGGACACATCCCATCAACAACTGTGCGTGTAAGAAGACTGCGTGATGGCTTTGTTCAAATTATTGGTCAGAAGGTGGTTTACTTCCGCAACTTTGGTGCAACTAATACAAACCCAATGACAACAGATACTCGCCCAAATGAAATTATTCACATCAAGGAATATTCTCCATTAAACACATATTATGGAATTCCTGACATTATTTCAGCGGTATCATCATTAATTGGTGACTCACTTGCTGCTCAATACAATATAGACTACTTCCAAAATAAGGGAGCCCCAAGATATATTATTACAGTCAAGGGTGCAAAACTATCTGCTGATGCAGAAGACAAAATGTTTAGATTCCTTCAGTCTGGACTAAAAGGGCAAAACCATAGAACGCTGTATATCCCACTTCCTGGAGATACAGATAACAACAAGGTTGAGTTCAAGATGGAGCCAGTTGAAACTGCAATTCAGGAAGCATCATTTGAAAGATATAGAAAACAAAATCGTGATGATATTCTTGTAGCACACCAGGTTCCTATTTCAAAACTAGGCGGATCAGATTCAGGCGCTATTGCTGCTGCTATGTCACAGGATAGAACCTTTAAAGAGCAGGTTGCCCGTCCAGCACAGGCACAACTTGAAAAGGTTATTAATAAGATTATTAAAGAAAAGACAGACATTCTTAGTCTTAAGTTTAATGAACTTACACTTACAGATGAGATTGCTCAATCACAAATCATTGAGAGATATGTTAAGACACAAGTTATTACTCCAGATGAGGCTCGTGAATTGATTGACATGCCGCCAAGAGCAGATGGAGAAGGTAATGCTCCGTTCTCTATGACACCAAGACAAGCAACAGATGCAAGAGCAAATCTTGCTGGCAATCGTCAACGGGATGCTGAAAGAACAAACAACTCTTCAGACTCTACAGCAACACTTGAAGGTAGAAATCCACAAGGAGAAGGAAGATCATCTCAATAGTTGAGAAAACCATAAAAAGGTTTGATATAATAATACTGCCATGATTATAAATAAAGCACACTGGATTACTGAAGGCAACAATGTTCGCTTTTCTATGCCAATCGGCAAGGTAGACCAGGAGCGTAGAATTGTATCAGGTTTTGCAACATTGGACAATATTGACAAGCAAAATGACATTGTTACAACAGAGGCAAGCCTAGAAGCATTTAGAAAGTTCCGTGGAAATCTACGTGAGATGCACCAGCCAAGTGCTGTTGGAAAGATTGTTTCATTTAAAGAGGATCGCTATTTTGAGCCTCAATCAAAGAAGTTTTATAGCGGGGTATATGTTTCTGCATATGTCTCAAAGGGTGCACAGGATACCTGGGAAAAGGTACTTGATGGCACACTAACTGGTTTTTCAATCGGTGGCAACATCACAAAGTCAGATGATACATTTGATGAAAAACTTGATAAATCAGTGCGTATAATTAAAGAGTATGAATTGTTTGAATTATCACTAGTTGATAATCCAGCAAACCAATTTGCTAATGTTATCTCTATTGAAAAAGTAGACGGTAAGAATACAGTTAGTGGATACCTTTCAAAGACAGAAGTTAAAAACGTATTCTGGGATTCAGAAAATGATATTGTATTAATGTCAGAAGATGATTCAGCAGATAGTCCTACTTCTGGTAAGCCTATGAAAAATATTGGTTTTGTTGAAAAATCAGATTCAGAAAATACAGAAAAAATAAAGTTCTTAGTTGATAGTGCAAAAGGCATTAGAACAATTAAGATGACAGAGGAGGAAAATCCTATGACAGAAGAAACAACAATCGTTAACGCACTAGGTGCTGAGACAGTAGAGTTGGTTGAAAATGTTGAGGTTGCTCCAGAGGCTGCAGCAGTTGCTGTAGAAGAGGCTCCAGTAGAAGTTCCTGCAGAGGATACTCCTGCTACAGAGCCAGCAGCAGAAGCAGCACCA